CTTGAAGAATTAGGAAAAGGAGCCTTTTCTAATGTATATAGATGTGTAGATCACAAATATGATGAAATAGTAGCTATGAAAGTAATAAAAAATAACAGACGTTATCAAAGATATTCGTTAATAGAACATGAAATTTATGACTTATTTCAAAAATCAGGTAAAAAAAATGATAATGTAATAAAACTCCTTAAAGTTTTTAGATTTCGCGATGATTTATTCATATCATTTGAAAGTTACGGAAAAGATTTGTATCATTACTACAAAAAAAATGATACAAAAGAGGATGTTAAATATTTTGGTAGACAAATTGCAAATGGTTTGGCATTTATTCATTCATTTGATATAGTTCATTTGGATTTAAAACCAGAAAATATTCTTATTAAAAATAAAAGACTGAAAATTATTGATTTCGGCTCAAGTTTTATGTTAAGTACTGAAAAAAAGCAATATAAGGAATACGTTCAATCGCGGTATTATCGCGCACCAGAAATGCTTTTTAGAGCGCCTTTTAATACAAAAAGTGATATTTGGAGTTTTGGATGTATTTTGTATGAGTTATACACACAACGACCGCTTATTCCTGCACGACGTACAAGCGACCTAGCAATCTATTATTTTCATATTTTAGATTATCCTAATCCACAACATGAATGGATTTATGACGATGATAAATATATGAATCCAAGAAATTTTGATTTAATTTCTTATGTCACTTGTAAGAAAGAAAAATTGGTACCTGGTTCATTTTCCTGGGATCTTATTGATAAAAAAGATGATGAATTGCGAAGATTTATTATAGAAAATTGTCTAAGATGGGAGTGTGAAAATCGTATTTCGGCAGAAAAGGCTCTCCAACACCCCTATTTTTTGATGAATACCACAGAACTTTAAGCTCTATGCTCTGGTTCAGGGAGAGCATTGTTTGATCCACCACCACCAGTAATTTTATTGCAAATATATGAAAGGGGATTTTTCACTTTTTCATATACTGATTCCACAAATTCAATATGTTCTCCCATTTTTTTACAATTTTTTTCTACATTATTCAATAAGAGTTCTTCAATACGATTCATTTGGACTCGCATTTCTCTCAACTCTTCACGGATTTCTTTCAATTCGTTTTCTGTTTTATCAGTATCAGTATCAGCATCCGACGGCATTTATAGTAATATAGGTTATAATTATTGCGAACTCAAACGAAAGAGCACCCCACAATCCAGCTCCGGCTATTTTATAGTAATCATTCAAAGCATTTCCAAAAATATGGAATTTGTATATAAGATAATCGTATAAATAACCGATTGGAAAGGCAATAGCCAACATTATTAAAAGTTCTTTCAGGTTAGTTGGTATCCACTTTCTCTCTCCTACAACTAAATTAAAAACAATAGATGTGGGAATGAAAGCAGAGAGAATGGTTAATCCAGCATACACTCCCGATTTTGTTATTGTTTTATTTGCAAAATATGGGCGCAATGATTTTATGATTTCTCCCTGTCCTGATTTCATATGAGCTAAATCATTTAATACAATGTCCGACAAAAATGAAACAAGAAAAAGTACAATAATAAAACGAAGAGTTTTCATATATAAAAATAAAACATTATTTATTTTAAGATTATGGAAATAGAAATACACGCGACCATAAAAGAAAAATTAAATAATTTTCTAGAAAATAATAATGTACCTCATTTGCTTTTTTATGGACCATCTGGTGCTGGAAAAAAAACCTTAGTGAATGAATATATTCGTTCGATATATAGTAATAATGAAGAATACAGACAAAATGTTATGAATGTTGATTGTGTTTTGGGAAAAGGAATACAGTTTATTAGAGAAGAAATAAAACAATTTGCGAAAAGTCATATTTACTCTAAAAATAAATTCAAGACGATTTTATTATATAATGCGGATAAGTTGACTATTGACGCTCAGTCGGCTCTTCGACGATGCATTGAATTATTTTCCAACACAACACGCTTTTTTATGATTGTAGAAAAAAAACAGCACTTGTTATGTCCTATTATTTCCCGCTTTTGTGAAATATATGTTTACTATCCAATAATTAAAGGTTATAATAATGATCGACCGACAAATTTATATAATTACATAAAATACCTATTTGAAAATGAAAATAAAGAATATAATAAGTATTGTAAAAATCGAGCCACTCAATTGAATAAGCGTCTCTCTATATGTAAAAATGAAGAAACAGATATATTTGATGTGGTAGATGATATATACCAAAAGGGTTATTCATGCTACGATATTATTAACTATTATAAATCTACAACTGATTTGAAAATGGTATATTTTTCCATTAAAAATCATTTTAAAAATGAGAAATTATTGATGTATTATTTATTATTAATTATTTTTCGTAGTAAAGACAATTTAGAAATATCATCCATAATTACATCATAATGGACGATTACAATATTACTAGTTTACAAGAGTCGAATAATGAGTGGGTCAACCGACTTATTAGTATTTTGACACCTTGTATTATTGACGGTTGTAAAACTGTTTATCAGGAAGCATTAAAATTATGTATTGATAATGATGAGGAGGATAAGTATTTAATGACATTCCAGAATTATCTTACTCGAATTCCAAAATGGAATAATGATATTGTGGAAAAGGAAGTTGAGAGAATAAGGGAAACCAGTGGGTGTGATTATTTAGAGGACTTAATTACTTGTGTCCATGTTATTCAGTTGAAGGCGCTTACTTGCATTCGTGTTGGAATGAAACACAAGACCATTGATATTGACATACCTAAATTAGCGCAATTTATTCATAAAGTCTATATTCAATTGGCACGAAAGTTATATACGAATGTTTATCTTTTTGAAGAACAAATCCCCCCACTTCAAGTACAGAGAAACAATCGCGAATTAGAAATGATGACAAAAGAATGTATTTTAGAAGCGGTTCGCGAGAGCATTCCTGTTGAGTCTATTTTAAAAGCTTATTTGGATGAAACAGTGGAAGAGAATGTTGAAACAATGGTTACGACAGTTAAGGAGGAAAAGAAGGAAGTTGACTCCGAAGCACAAGCAGGAGCAGTTACACAAGGCGAAGCAGGTTTACAAAACGAAGCAGTTACACAAGCCGAAGCAGTTACACAAGCCGAAGCAGTTACACAAGCCGAAGGTGATATACAAGCCGAATCAAATATATCAGTTGAAACACAGCCTGAAATTCCTACAAATACAGTAGTAGAGACACAAGAACAAAGTATCAATGAAATTAGAACTGCAACTAATACACCTACTTTTGGATCACCAGCATCACCAACCAAGCAGTTGACCTTCTCTAATATAGACCAAGCGCAAAGTCAGGAAGATAAAACAGTAACCAATGTACTGGCGCCAAAAGATATTCCAACATTAGAGCGAATCAGTGATGAAAATCACCTGAGACGTATGATGGAGGAAGAGGAGGAAGATGATGAAGATAAAATTAGAATAATGGATGACGCTAATATTAGTCTTGATATCGAAACATTATAAACACGCAAAGTATTTCGTTTAGTACTATCTTATTTATTGAATATACATAATAAACAAGATGGATTCTATTTTTACATATGTTTTCACAGTTACTGTTTTATATGCTATTCTCTCTGTTGTGAGAAATAGATTATCACCAAATGAACCAAAAACACCCAAGGAAATAATGACCGAATCACTTTTAGCTGGTTCAGCAACATTGACATCCTACTACTTACTTAGTAGTTTGGGTTTTGCTACAATTTCACAAGTCCAAAAAGGTGGTTCAACACCCGCTTTTACATCACGCCCTGAATTTTAGAGCAAAAAATATTCAGGTATTTCATCAATATTCATAATCGATTGCTTTTTCTTGATATTTTTCTTTGAAACACAATATTGAGAGAAAATAGGTCGCTCTAATTGATTTTTTGGAAGATTATTAGTCACAGTACGGCTAATCATTTTGTATAATTTAAACTCTGGATAGCGCTCATCACCATTTTTTTTGTAAAGGACATTTCTACCTTTATAGTCTTTTAACCAGTCGTTAATTACATCAAAAATTTGTTCTAATTCTTCCTCTTCCTCTAAATAATCATAGAGAGAACAGGCTAATCGACATAAATCAAAATTAAAATTAGGAGCTACCACCTTTTTATTTGGATCAAAATAAGGTTCACAATTATATTGAGAAGAAGCATCACCGCTTGGACTAAAGCTATCACTAAAAATTACATTTCCTTTAAATTTATAAATGGCCCGTCCAAAATCTATGATTTTCCAGATTTTTCCAAATGTAGGCACTTTATAATGTTTATTATTATACTTGTAATATAAAAATGGTTTATCCGTTTCAATATACATAACATTCGCATTATGTAAGTCATTATGAATACAGTAGAATTTCTCTTGATAAACAATTAATGTCATAACTATCTGCATTAAAATAGCCGACCATTCTGATTTGGTAATAATATCTGATGTTTTTGTTTTATAAAGCATATAATCATCTAATGTTTCTTTACAAGATTCTAGAAACACCAAATTCACAGGAAATCTAGGAATATTTACATATACTGGTTTATCCTCATCATCCTCTTCTTCATCTTCTTCATCATCGTCTTCATCATCATCAAATTCACTGTTTGACCCTTGTTCTTCATCTTCATCGTCGTCTTTGCATTCATCATCTTCATTAGTTGTATTGGATGTGCGAGAAGAACAAGAACTACTTTCATTCGAATTGGTATTATGAGGAGATGTAGGCTCTCCTTCTTTAATATAAACTAAATCACTATTATCTTTGTAACAATCGGCAAAATCAAATGTACTATCAGGAATTTTAATGGGAGATATAATATCCGGTTTTAGTTCCTCCACCCCAAGATCAATATTTGGGTCACTTATTCTTGATTCCTTATCCACTATTTCTAATTTACGCTTATATTTACATGATTGTGTAGGTTGAAAAATTTCATATATTTCCTCATCAATATTAAAATCATCTTTGTGTTCTAAAAAATACTCGGAATCAAATAAATATTCTAAATCATCTTGAATATCCACTCTAAAATTATTTTTTATGGCTAAATATGAGCCATAGCAATCCAAACCGTGCTTGAATCCATGTTTATGAAGTAATTTAGATGTTAGGTAAGTGAAAAAACTATCTACATAAGCAGAATTATTGGGTTCATTAAAATGATTATCCGTTTCATCACTAAATGAAGGAATTCGAATCGATTCATCATTTACCTTGCCAACCATAATTTTTATTGGATCAAACAAGGGGCAAAACTTGATGAAGCAATCTTTCAATGCGCCATCGCTCATTGTAGATGAATATGTATTATAATTCACCATCTCATTCATTGAAACAACACTTTTTTCATAATTCAATGAAATTTTATTCCACGACTGTTCATCAAATTTAAAAAACCGTTTATAAATTGGTATATAATTTTGTATTTTTTCAAATTCATCTTTTAAACTTTCATCAATCCTGAAATTAGCAGGCTGGTAATTTAGAGTAAAGGACATTAGTTATTTAGAATACAAAGTTTTTTCACTTTAAACTTATTTTTGTTAGAATTATAATAATACTAACATTCGTTTTTATCAGTGACTTAATTTCTAAATAAGGATATAGCATTAACACTTACATAAAATGACATTGGAATTGAAGAAATTTGATATGAAGAATATTCGCTTTGACCCTAATAAGAATGCTGGACCAGTTATAGTTCTGATTGGTCGTCGTGATACTGGTAAATCTTTCTTAGTCCGTGATTTACTTTATTATCATCAAAACATTCCTATTGGAACAGTAATTTCTGGTACAGAAGCAGGTAATGGTTTTTATTCAGCTCATGTACCCAAATTATTTATTCATGACGAATATAATACTGCCATTGTAGAAAATATTTTAAAGCGCCAAAAAACTGTTTTAAAGCAAATGAAAAAGGAAATAGAAGCATATAAGCGATCTAATATTGACCCACGTGCTTTTGTTATTCTTGATGATTGTCTATTCGATGCCACTTGGACAAAAGATAAAATGATGCGGATGCTTTTTATGAATGGTCGTCACTGGAAAATTATGCTGATTATCACTATGCAGTATCCACTTGGTATTCCACCTAATTTACGTACTAATATTGATTATGTGTTTATTTTGCGTGAGCCTTATATAAATAATCGCAAGCGCATTTGGGAAAATTATGCTGGTATGTTTCCAAATTTTGAATCATTCGCCCAGGTTATGGATCAATGTACTGAAAATTATGAATGTTTAGTCATTGATAATAACTCTAAATCTAATAAGCTTCAAGATCAAGTATTTTGGTATAAAGCACAAAAACATGGTGATTTCAAACTGGGTTCGCGCGAGTTTTGGGAGCTTTCCAAGAATTTAGCATCTGATGATGAAGATGATGAACCCTATAATCCAGATGCTGGTCGTAAGAAAAATACACAGCGCATTAATGTTAAGAAGACATCACGATGGTAAATAAAAAAATTTTATATTAATATTAAATTGCGGTATCTCTCTGGTATTTAAAATATACTACCAATACAGCATTGAATGACTGTATTATTAGTAGGATGTACGGGATTTTTGGGAGAAGCATTACTTTACAAACTATTGAGAGAAACAGATAAGGATTTGGTATTGGTTATTCGCACAAAAGATAATAAAACTATTCACCAACGTGTTTTGGAGATGTTTGATTCTATAAAATTGTCTTATGAAGACTATAAAAATCGTTTAAAACTTATTCAGGTCTCTTACGATGACCGGCGAAATATAGCTATTTCAGCAGAGGACGATGAATATATTAAAAAAAATGTCACTATCTTAGTGAATGCCTTGGCAGACGTTCATTTTAATCGCGAATTAAAAAAGGCTGCACTTAATAACACTGTAACTGCTCTTCAATGGTTACGAA